ACTATACCATATTCTGAATTTATACTAAACATTTGTGTCGCATCACCATCTAACCTATCCTCACTTCGACTAAATAACCCTTTAACCGAAGAATCTCCAAGCCCTAATAATTGCTCCAAAAAATTACTATCTAATAGTCTCGATAAGATAAAAAACAATAAAATATCGCTAGTGTCGTTGTACGACGTTGTTTTCATTGTATCAACCAAATAACCATCTAATTGCGGATTAAAGCAAATCTCTTTTGTGAATTCGTCTCTTGGTCCTAAATCCATAATAGTTGTTGGGAAAAATATATTTCTCTCGTTTTGTCCTTTATAATTAGCATCAATCCAAGAACCAAAACCTAATAATTGTTTATATTTTGGTTTTTGTCCTACAAATTTCCCCGTTTCATACGAATATGGTGTTGATCGATAAAAAAATGATGTTCTATCCTTATCAAAAAATATCGGACCTTGATTTGGTCTTATCGGATTAAATGATGGATCGTTCGAACCACAAAAGACGTATTTTTTCACGTCGCCCTGAGAGTCATACAACGTTTTCTTTCTGAAAGAGAAGGCATATAACATACCATTAACCCAATTGTTTTGGAACACGTGGCCGATAACGCCTCTACACGCTGCGAATGTCAACCTAAATCTAGCCTTCCATTCGGCGAAGAATTTAAAATCCTCTTTTATTGAATTAATATTCAGATATGGGTCCTGAACAAAATAATAACATCCTCCAATAACTCTTTGTTTCGTTAAATCCCCATCATGGTTAGCGGCACATGGTGTTACCACACTAAATTCTCCACCAACACCTGTATAACACTGTAAACTAGTTAACCCTTCACAGGTTAAACTGTTCAAAATAGCGTCTGAAACCGCACTTTGCGAATCACCACTAAAGTCTTGCATATTATTTGTGGTATCCGTTTGTTGGTTTATGGTTAAGTCCACAGCAAAAACGTCACCTTCTTCCGAAATTTTATATATGAAAAAATTATCATTTAAAAACAATGGTAATGATGTGTTACCGTTAATTTCTGTATTTGTTGATGTTGGTAGTCTATCCGTTCGTAAAACTAACCTGTCTTTCTCCGTCATCGTGACATCATATGTTGGGTTATCTATCAGATACGATGGGGCATATACCCTTATAAAGTTCGAACTATCTTCTAAATTTATTATATTTCCAGGGGTAATATTAGAACCAATAAATGATACCCCTTCGATAGCCCCCTGATCAAATGTGACCCCATTTCGATAAACAGGACTAGTAGGATTTATGGTTTCGGGAGGATCACCAATACCCCAACCCTGCCCTAAAGTACTATATCCGTTCGTTCCTATATATGAAACAGGGCAGTAAGTTCCGTTAGTCGTAAAATCAGATATCGTAAATATATCGTCGTCATACGCTCTATGTGTCACCCTTGATTTATCTGTCGATGTATAATATTTAACAGAGTTGTTTGTAAATGCTGTCCATGGCGTTTGTATTGTAAAATCATTAAAAGGTTTGTGATATATTTTATAGTTTTTATTATTCACAACATCTAAAGACTCGGGTGTACGGTATGAGCTTCTCCACGTTGCTGGGGTAACTCCAGGTATTGCCCAATCTCCGGAACTTAATGATTCGGGTGAACAACTTTGTATAGGAATATTTAAATAATACTCACCTTTAACTTTAAGGGTATTAGGTGGTCGATTAAATAATTTAGATATATCATATTCTATTGTTTGTTTTTCCGTGTATGGATCAACCCCTCTAGTTAAAAATATGAGCTCTTTACCCTTAAAACCACTAAATACCTCTGGTGGTGTTTCGGTATAACCTCTCGCAACATTTCTCCAAATATCCATTGGGGCTGTTGGAGATGCAAATGAGAACCCCGCGCGATTTGTTCCGTCGGGATTTAAAACTCTAACATTTTTTTGTGCTGTACTATCTGAATTAGAGAATAAACCACCAACCACGATGTTACCGTTAGTGAGTGTCTTTATTGCTGAAACATATGAACCAAAGTTGGTAGAAAAATCCGCCCCATAATAAAACGTACCATCTAACGTTCCGTCATCCATTAATCTTAAAATATTTAATCTATCCACCCCATTGTATTGGGTGAAATCCCCCCCAACCAAAATTTTACCATCGGATTGTACTTCTATTGCCGTAACCTTTTTACCGGATGGGATACCCATTGACCCCATATTAAACGTAGTATCTAATGACCCGTCATGGTTTAATCTAACAATTCCAGATACAAGTTCTCCTCCGATATACCAGAAATCACCATCTAAACCAACAAGTAACTTACCATTTTTATCAATTTTAATTGTTTGTATTTTTGTGGAGGTAATCACAGTCGTGTTAAACGAACAGTTAAATGTTGCATCTACAGTTCCGTCCGTGTTATATCTTTTTAATTTATTCGCACCTCCCGTAATGTTTCTTGTTATATAAATTTTTTGGTAATAAGGACTTAACACGTCGGTGTCTATCGCAATTTTACCCCCATCAGAAAACGAGGCTGGCGGTACGAATGTACCGTCAATAGTACCGTTCGAATTTAATCTAACAATATCTTGAGGTACAGTTAACGGAACATAATTAAACATATCAAAAAATCCCGTAACAATTATTTTATTATCCCATGGCTGTATTTTTAAATCGCTTACTTTAATTAAATCACCACCAAGGGATGAAGTAAAACCAGCAAAATTGGGGAATAACGGGTCTAAAGTTCCATCAGCGGCTAATTTAACCATTCCCGACCCATTACCCCCATCGTAACTATCAAATGATCCACCAACAAATAACCCCCCAGATGTTGTTGACTCCACCACGCTCACTAAATCAGGACCCAAAAAACCATCACCCTCACCGTATTTGGTAAATCCTCCATCTCCCACTGTCTTTTGTGTGTAAACCAAACCATTCCCAGTGGCTGTATCAATTTTAACTAAATGTTGGTTAAAATTTGTTCCATATTTTAAAAACTTACCCCCTAAAAATATCCCATCTTCTGACGGTGTAAACGATATTGAGGTGACGGCATTATCTGGTGCATTACCAAAAGTACCGTACTCACCAAACCCCTTCCCCCATCTAAATTTCATACCGGGACTATATATGTATTGACCAATAAACGACGTCCATAATGGGGTTGTAAGATACTGATTAAAATGATCTAATGTATTTCCCGTAATGACTTGAAAGTACTCTACCCCACCTTTAAATTTATATGCTTGTGATTCTTTTGTTAGTTTTAATTTTAACGTACGATCAACAACTATTTCTTCAGTATAAACCGGTAACACATTTTGTACTGTTCGATTTACTAAATCTGTCGTACTATATGATGACGTTCCCGTCACTGACTGAGTACTAAATTGGTTTAACGTTGATCCTGTGATGTTTGGGTCGTTGATGTCCAAAACATTAGTAAACGTAATTAAAGTACCGGCACCACCAATACTCTCTAAAGTTCCTGGATCACAAATTAAAATTAAAGGTTGATCCTTCATTGGGTTGGATGGTTGTTCAACGTTTAAAAAATTTTTGTTTTTAACTATGGTAGTAATAACTGAACTACCTTCAAAATACCTTTCCCTAGCATTCATTTGGTTTAAAACTTGAGCCCAATGAATGGTGTATGATTGTGCACCAACTGGAGAATCCTGAGATATCCAAGTGGTTATTGGTGTTTTTTGTAATTTATACTTCCCGTTGGTTAACGGTCCAGAATATCCTGCAAACCCTTGATTAATTCCGTATGTTAATGTATCTAACGTAATCCCACAACCCTTTGGAAACGTTTCGCAGTAATTTTGAATTTTATTATACTCTTCAGTCTCCACCCATGTCCACTCACTAACACTATTAACATCGATTAATTGACTTTGGTTTATCGCTTCGTTTGTGTAATCATTATAAGGAATATTTGGGTCCTTACCCATTTGTACGGATTCACAACTACAGGCTTCACAATCGGGATACGCCATCATCGGTAATGATAGTCTTGCGAATACCTTTTCGGGTAATTCGTTAAGTTGTTTGGATGAGCAGTTCTTTTCAGGTTTATTAAATAATCTTCTAAAGAAATTAACCGATTCACAAAGAAATTCGATTATTGGATTAATTATTTTTACAAAAAAATTTATAAAGTTTCTGATATATGGGTAGATAAAAGCCATGAAATGATAAATCACAATAATCGTCATAAATATTGGACTAACGATTGTTATTAGTATGTTAAACAAAAAGAAGATAAAATCGAAGTTCCTAACCCCATCATTAACTGGCATCTTATTGGTGGTACTATTACAAGTTCTATCAGTAATTTCTTTTATACCTAAATGTCTAGACCTATTGTATCCCCATTTCCATCTATCAATAAAATTACTTATAGTGTATACCCGATTAAAATTAAATTCAAAAAATTTATCATCACAATTAATCGCCTCTTGTATTATTTGTTGTCCTAATGTTGTTCCTGTATCCCCATAGTCTTGCCAATCTAAACTAAACGCATATGATTTTTTTTGTAAATCAGGATATGTTGGTTCATTTTCAAATGATGATCCCGACTTCCACCCATATTCCTTGATGTTGGGCACCAAATAATCTGCTCTTATTATTGACGAATTATCCCCATCCTCATTCTGATATTGAATTCTAAATCGGTATTTTGCTTTTGTTGGTATCCCATTTTTAGGGTCGTTAGAAAAGACTTGCTCTCCAAATTCATTTGTTGTGACGAAATCAAGATTCATCGGTAATTCGGTAAGCCAAGTACCATCTTCGTTAATTATACCCCCCTCAGGTAGTTTAAACTCCTCAAGTATTGGATATCCGATTGAATCGGTATAAATTGTTTGTCTAATGGCTAATATATTACCTGGAGCACTTATTAAGTCACAAAGATTACCACTATCGAATTTTGGTTTGCAATTGGCACCCAAGGCACCTTCTTCGGTGGTGGATACCATAGACCCCATAAAAATCGTTTGTGGCTCTATTTTAATACCTAACTCTCTAAGATCAAAATCAACCCTCGTAATACCAACATTACAAATTTCATTCTCACCCCAAAACGATGTTACTTCTATATCTTTTTTAGAATTTACAATTTGTGGAAGTGTCGCTAAATCTGTGGATGATCTAAATAGTGAACCCGCAAATTGTGTTTCAACACCCATACCCATCCTTATTAAGTCTGAGGGTCTAAGCGAAAAACAACCGATATTGGATAAATCCATATCCATTACTATTTTTTGCATACCTAAAGGTACCCCCACAATCATAAAATCACCACTATCGTTGGTTCTTACGGTATATTTGTAATATTTTTCATATATTTCAAGTACCTCCTTTCTTTCTAATATGTCTTGTATGTCAGGAAAGGTTCCTGTTGGTGTATGCCCACCATACTCTTGTTTGTAAGGTAATAGGTTGTATCTGTACCCATCTTCATTTTTTTGATCACTATCTTTATATGGGTATAATGTCGAGATTATCGGGTCATTCTCATCTTGAGCAGATAAGGGAACAAATATTGATATAGTTACGTTTGGTACACCATAACCACCATTAGCTATTACTCTACCAGCAACAACACCATAGTCAGCGCAAAATCTAGTATAGACATCTTCTTGTTTAAGTTTTAAAGATAAGATTTCAATCATATCAAAATCTTGATCGATTTGTAACCTTACTTCCCTATCTTGTCCTACCTTAGTTCTAAACCTATAGTTTTTACTCATACTTCCCTTTGTTGATAAATAGTTATTTTGGTATTTTTAATAATAATCATCTTTACACCAAAATAAATAATTTTAAGAAAAGTCTACCGTAGTTAAGTTTTTAACCCTAACTTTAATGTCTTTGTTTGAGAATCTAACTTGATAAATTTGGTCTGGTTCGGCGAATATCGTCTCGTCTATTAAATCTATCTGTTTGGTTACTTTATCAACATATCTTTGAGAGGTTTCAGAAGATGAGTACTGCCCACCTACTTTATTATAGACTCTGATTTCTGAAAGGGTGTGTACCCCTGAAATGTCTTGGATATTACCTTTTATGTCTGAAACGTTAACATTTTGTCCCAATTCTCTTGATTGTGGAGCCATGTAATTACTAATATTATTTATCACTTGAGTAATAACTTCCGATTGTGATCCAGCACTTTCGAGAACAACAAATACTTCAAATTCTAAGTCGATTACTTTAGCCACTTCAATAGATACGTAGTCATTTATCATTCTATATTTAGAAAGGTATGTTGCTAAATTTGTTTTTAGATTATTAGAAACCGTCTGAGTTAATACTCCCGTTTGATCGTATGATAAAATTTTTACCGATATTTTATTATCCACTTCACTTATAGATACCTTTGCTGGTGCTCCAAAATTTCCAGGCATTGTGTCAATAAGCGATTTATAGTCGTTTATGGTTACTGCTCGTTTTTGTGCTGCGAAATTATAGGTTACCATATTTCTAACCTCCTCGATGGTTGGTTGGTTAGCTCCCCCAATAGCCGCAGTTACGTTATTTACCTGTAATGATTGTATAACATCTCGATTAAACTGATCTGATGGTCCATTAACTGCGAAATCAACAGTACCTACTTGTGTGATTGCTCCGACACCTATATTTGATGCCAGTCCACCCCCAACCCTATATTGAACGAATAATGTGGTATTGGGTTTAATTGTTAATCCCAAACCAATATTATTTTGATAGTTCGCTAAGTTCAATGGTACCCCAGTTGCTGTAAAACTTTTAACTGATCATCTGGAGTTGTTGTTCCAGCACCAAATTGTACCTTTAAAAACCCTTCAGGTGTGTACTCAGTAATAAATCTGTTTTCAGTTTTAAGGTATTTCCCCACCTTAACCCCAGCACTATCTATAGGTTTTGTTGGGTCCTCGATAAAGACGGTATTCTCAACTAAAGCGTCAACCTCATACCATCTGTTGTTGTCTCCAGCAAATTCAGAATATGTTGGTACATTCAAATAGGTGGTTCCGTCTTTTTGTATCACCGAAGTCACCCCTAAAACATTTTTTTCGGGTAGAAAAAAACTATAAAAAGGTACAACATCGGAACTATTAATTACTTTTTTAAACGTCTTTGTTGTTCCATTAACAACAACTTCTCGTTTTGTCATTACATAATTAACAATATTGTTATTTTGGTCAAATATTGGTTTTTTAGTTCTATTAACGAACCCTTCTCTGTTAAACTGACTTGAGAAGTCAACATCGTATAAGGTTTCAAAGGTTGTTCCTCCACCGTTAAATTGAGCTCCCGATCTTAGAATTCCTAAATATCTAACATCTTCGGCATCTCCAAATGGTTTTACCGTAATTGAAATGTCAACAATCGCCACTGAGGGTCGATACCCCGGAACCTTTAAACCGTAAGTTCTTGCAATATTAAATACCGACGATCGTTGTTGGGCATATTGTAGTACAGTTTCCTGTATACTTCTATCTATATGAAAGTGTAAATTATCAGCAACCGCAGCATTTAAATCCATAAGTACGGAAAAAACTGAAGCGTCGTTAAAATTTTGTATTAATTCCGGGTAGTACTCCTGCGTGAAATTCATAAGGTCCCTTCTTATCCCTTCAAAATCTCTTTCAGTATATGATATTTTTTTATTCGCCATAATATTATAAATTTATAATTACAAACTCCTTAGACCCAAATGGGTTATTGTCATCGGTGTATTCTATTTTAACCTTCGCGGTGTATTCCTCCGTATTTGCTCCAGGTACCCTATAAATAGGTATATCGAATTGTTCTGTAGGCATATCACCGATAGATGGTTCAGAATCAACATACCCCTCAATTGTGATGTTCTCTATTGTTAGGTTTGGTATATACTTCCTAACTGTCTCTTCGATTTCACTTTTAATCGTATCAAAGGTTTGTCCGTCTAATGGTTCAAAAATAAACTCATACAGTCTAGTCCCAAAATCGGGTAAGTAATATCTATAACCACGTCGGGTTAATAATAAATGTATTAAGTTACTTCTAATTTCATCACCAGTAGTTTCCGTTAAATACACATAAGTTCCCTTTTGACTTTGTCTAAAGGGGAACCCTAAACCATAAGTAATTCCGTCTGCCATATTATATAAATATAATGTTGTAACTTTTGTTATAAATAGCGGTAAAATAAAAAATCCCAACCTAATGTCGGGATCCTTGTAAATCTATATTATCTTTTTGGTGGGGTGGTGTGTAGGGGCAATGTGAACACCCACTTCCGCAACATTTACCTCGACGTTTATGATACTCTTCAGTCATAACCATCCTTCCATCTTTATTATAATAAAAGTCAGATGGTAAAAGTTTGGGAGTAATAAACTCCTTCACATATAATTGTTGTATCCAATCTTTAGATGCACTTACATTCATTTTAATTATTTTTCCTTTGATTATAAAACGCTAACAAAACTTGGTATGTTAGCGTCGTGTCATTTCCCCATGTTACTTTCATATTAAGCAATTTCGCATCCGTTCGCACCACATGCAACTTCACCTCTTAGGTCGGTATTATCCTGTAATTCAACTACACGAGTTAAGTCAATATTAGTTAATGTTTTTATTAAATCTTCATACTCCTCCTTCGTACAATCGGTAAAAGGAGCCTGGGTGTACGAACCACCGTTATAGGGTAATACGGACAATCCGTTATATGCGTTTCTGTTTTCCCACATCCATTCACCAACCAAGTCCCACTCGTCCTCTTTAATTGAAACTGTCGCAGATACGTTGTGAGTATTTTGTCCATTTCTGTGTCCAAATTTAATCCATTCCTGAGCCACTTTTTTTACTCTTTCCAACATTTGGAATACTGATTCGTGTCTCAAAATTGACCCTTCTGGTGCCTTTTGTGGTATACCTATCACCGCAGTATCATGTGGTCGGAAAAACTCATCCTCAATTAATTCTGGATGATTGATTGCCAAGTAAGAGTAGATTGATTCGTTTTTACCCACTCTGATTCTTCTCACATAATAATCGTTATGCCATGCGTGGATACCAGATGACGTCCCCAAAACCAATGATGATGTTCCTGACGGTTTAACTGTCGTTGTTCTTGCCGATTTATTAATCCCGATAAGTTCCGCAACTCTTTCGTTTTCTTCTTTAACTGCTTTAGCCGCTTTTTTCATATCATACCCTAAAACCGTTCCTGAACCAATACCCGTCATACCCACACCAATAAGTGCATCTTTTTCGGTCGTTCTTTTCCAAATGTCTCTCAAATAATGAAAGTCAGTGTATCCCGCTTGTAATGTTCCAATAAATGCTGCAGCTTTAACTCGTTTTTCAAAGTCTTCTTGTGATTCAATGTCTGAAGCGTTAACCTCACACAAGTTACAAAATTGGAAGGGTCTAAGTGCGATTTCACAACATGGATTTGTTCCCCAATCTTTATCGTTAGATAAGTAAATTCCAGGTTCACCTGCTCCTGACAATTCAATACGTTTCCAAAGTTCCATAAAGAAATCTTTAGTTATTTTGTGACGAAGTAATACTGCCGAATTATTTGCTCTACCTCTTTGTGGGTTTGATTCCCACCAGTTACCTGACTTACAAGAAATCATTTCTTCATCGTCAGCCGAGAATAATGAAATCAGTGCCGCTCTTCTGATCCCTCCGGCAAGTACTGCGTCCGCAATATGACATACAATATCGTGAGTTTCGATTGGTGTTAATTTTTCACCATCTTTTTTACTGTTCATTACTTTTGTGATGTTGTGAACACAATCTTTTAATGGTTGTGGGCCTGGAGCCTTCCCACCTGATGTCACAAGCATCGCACCTTTATGTCTGATATCTGAAAAATCAAATACTGGTGTTGATGATTTATAACCCAAATATGATTCCATTAACACCTTAATTGCGTCCGCCCATCCCTCGATAGAATCACCAATAAGGTAACGTCTTGTTCTTTCTGGGTTTGGTTTTTTAATGTCAGGCAATTTTTCAACATGGTGTTTTTGAACTGAATACCCAACACCCGTTCCACCTAAAAGTAAAAACATTGTTTCAGCAAATGAATCCACATGATCAATTGGCATATATGCGCAATTGTAAATTCTATTTGGAGAAATCTCAATTGGTTTACCACCGAATTGTAATGATCTCATTGATGGTAAAACTTTTTTATCGTACACCATTTTATATGTTGATTCTATCTCATCTTTAATATGAGGAAACTTCTTTTGGTGCATCTCTTTGTTACGAGTTACTAACTCTTCCCAAGTCTCTCTACGGTTCTTTTCCGGTTGAAACTTAGCGTATTTCATAAAGACAGTAATGTCACTTAATATTTTTTGCGAAATATCCATTTTTTTAATTTTAATTATTTATTTTAAGATTGTTGTTCCTTTTTTTTCGCCAATAGTTCTTTAATTCTATTACGATTTTTCACTTCTTTTTGTTCTTCGTGCCCTAAAAATGTCACACTTTGTTCGGTGTCGATTTCTAACATACCATTGTCGAACTTACAGTTTTCAAATATGATTCCATCTTTACCGATTCTCGATTTAGTAATCGCTATTGTTGCCAAATTCATCTCTTTTTGTTGTAGACTTTTAGCCACCGTAATGATTACGTGACCAACTTGTGCTTTCTTAATGGAACCCCCCATTTGGTCAGTTGTTACCACCTCAGACGATATCGAACTTCTATTCCCTTGTGTTGCTGTCCATCCTGCGATGTCCAATTCATGACACATAGCTTCAAACCCTCTCATCACCGAACCTTCACTTTTCCATTCGTCCCCCAAATTTTTATCGGGTACAACACAATCGATATAATCCAATATAATCATATCAACTTTAATTCCATCGGCAATCATCTTTCTAACTTGATTTTTAATCTGATTCATCGTTACGGTATCGGATGGTAACTTTTTCATTATCAACTTATTTTTTCTTGTTGATTCGATATGTTTAACCTTTGCCATTACCTCATCCTTGTTTTCAGTTAAATCGTCGGGGTGAATTCCAGTCCAAAGTGTAATGTGTTTTCTTTGAATAATCTTAGGGTTGTCCTCAAAAAATATTTGAAGTACGTTGTATCCTAAGTTAAATGCGTGGTTCGCAATCTTAGTTGTGAATGTTGATTTCCCAACACCGGTAGGTGCCAAAATAACTCCGATTTCACCTTTCGCTAAACCACCCTTTAACAGGTTATCAATACCGGGAACACCAATAGGAATTGGGTGTCTGTAGTCCTCATTTAATACCTCGTCAAGGTTAAAAAACACGTCGGTGGTACCTTTATCTACCTCACCAACTTGTAGTGCTCCACGTACCATTTCCTCTAACTTGTCGTAACTCTCAAAATCACCTTTATCGATAATTGATTGAGTTTTTATCATCACTTTTTGGAGTTCCTGTTGTTTACAGAATTTTAGGGATTTTTCTTGAACAAATGTTGATCCCTCATCTGAAACATTTCTAACCTGCTCAATAGTATCTAATACACTTTTTTGAGCCATTGGTGAACTAATTTCAGATTTAGTTAGTTGTTCGAGGGTATCAAACGTGGGTGTGTGATCATATTTTGTATAATATTCTCTAATCATTTGACAAATGATTTTAAAATATTGGTTATCAAAATAGTGAGGATCAATAACTTCAATAATGGAATTAGCGAATGTTTTATACGTTACGATGTTGTTTAAAAGTTGAATTTGAAACGTATTTCCTAAGTACCCGAAGTTTTTTTTGTCTGACATATTTTATAGATTTTTTTATTGTGTTTTAATAAATACTATTGAGCCAATGAATAAGTCATCATCTCAAAAGATAAATTTTCATCTGATAAAATGTCAGTCAATTCTCTTAAAATGTTTTTTATGGATGGGCGTATATCCAGGGTGTATCTTACCTTCGGAGGGTACACTTTCGCATCAATGACTCTATGACAAATTGTCAGATTTCCTACCTTTAAAATAATATTAAATGTTTCAGGTCCATCGGTATTTGATGTCTCTAAAACGTTTTTGTCCTCCTCAATTTGGAATCTATTTTCCAACATATAGACAACGCTCTTGTTTCTTAACTTTGTTTGTAATTCCTCAGATAAACTTTTAATGTATTCGTAAAATTCAACACTATTTTTAGCGTTTTCATTATACCCTTTAACATTAAAAAATCTTTGTACCACAAAATTATTGTTAAGTGTCATTAAGAATTCAACCTTCGTTACATCGTTCTGATCTTTCATACTTTTACTTTTTTGTTTTAAATTTTGTTTTTTCTTTTCTTGTTAGTTTTAAAAATGGTTTTAAAAAATAAACCCAAGCATCATCATTTTTTGGTAAATATTTAAAAAGCCCATCTTCCATCATCATTCTAATTAGATTCTTATAACCTCTTCCGTCAGGATCCAACGACTCGGAGTAATACAATCTAACCATCTCTTTTCCTTCTTCACTTATCAACGGTTCCGATAAATCAACAAGTTTTTCATTGACTTGGAAGAATTCGTCACCAAATATACCACTCTTTGTTCTACCCGTCAGTAAATTTTTAAGTACGGTATTATCTTTCTGTTCTTTTAAAAGTTCTTCACCCCTTGTTAAAATATCGGTAAAAGATACTTTAGTATCAAGGATTTCGGGAAATAACTTTACAAATGTTTTTTCACCTAAATAATAAATCCCATCAATGTTATCTGATCTATCTCCAGAAACGATTTTAAATGTTTTAACATTATAGTGGGGTATCTCTATCTCGTGTAGTTTAATGTTATCTCCATTCTTATAGTACTTTTTAGTGTTAGGCGAATAGATACATACATCTTCTGATATAAGTTGTGTGAGGTCCCTATCTCCACTAAAAATGGTTTTGTGTTCACCTATCGATATTTGACAGTAATATGAGATTAAATCGTCGGCTTCCGAGTTTTCAAACTCAATTTGTCTAACAAACATTTCCTCTAAGTATTGTTTTACTCTTACTTTTTGTTTGTTAAATGATAGTTCCAAGTTTTCATCAGATGGTGCCCGTCTATTTAGTTTGTAGTTGGGGTAAAATAACCTTCGTTCTGATGAACTGGTAACTCCGTCCCAAGCAACGATCACCTTGTCAAAATTACCCTCATCAATGAACCTACGAGTGGTATTTAAAAAATGCCAAATACCACCCACATGTTCAACACCATTAAAATACCCTTTAACTCCGTGGAATCCTATCTTTAATAGATTGTTCGCATCAATAACTAATGTTTTAATCATTTGTATTTTTTATAATTGTTACTACAATATTTTGTTACTCTTTTTTAAATTGTCTTCAGCCCATAATGGTTGGAGATTTGTATAATGACATAAACAGTATAATTCTTCTTCTGTTTTTGCCGATGATAATGGAATTATGTGGTCAATATGCCACTCATTCCGGTTATCCCAACCCATACCGACAACAAATTGGTTTTCTAAATGTTCCTTTAAAAATTCTGGCGAACAACCAACAATATCAAAGGTTTTGTTTTTTTTTTCTGTGTTAAAATATTTAAATATTTGTCTAGTTCTATGACTAATATTATCTCTTAATTTAAAAATAATATCGGTTTGTCTACGTTTTCTTTTATATTGATTAATATACTCTCTCAACCCTTCTTTATTTTTAGTACGATATTCTTTCTGATTTTTTGATGTTTTTTTGCTATTATTTTTAACGTACTCTTGGTATTTTTTTAAAATACTCCCTTTATTGGATTCATAATATTTTTTTTGTTTTTCAAGTAATTGTACTTTATTTTTATCATAATAAATTTTCAAATAATTTAACATATAATTTGGATTTTCACTTTTCCATTTTTTATTAAGAGTACGATACTTTTCAATATTTTTTAAATATTCCTTTTGTTTACTTTGTTTAATTTTATTGGGGTTTTTTTCTCCGTAGTTTTTAACACTTTTTTTTCTACAAACTTTACAATCAGAAGATAAACCATTTTTCTTTTGTCTATCTAAATAAAAATCACAAATATTTTTTTCAACATCGCATTTAGTACAAACTTTTGTCTCCATTTCTAATATACTCTTTTAATAGTTTATTAACAAGAGAAGATAAGTTTATAGATTTATCCTTAAAGTATTGTGGTAAGTCGGGATCAATAGACACCGCCAATTTTACTTTCTTTTTTTCTTCTTCAACCTTTCTTCTCCCCATATTAATAAATATCACCAAATAACTAAAAAGTATAATTATTTATATTTTATTATTCGTCAATGTCGTCAGTAGATTCGTCCAAAGAATAATCCGTATACCCCAATTTTGTTGCCCAATAATCCGAGTACTCTTTTTTGTAGTTATCCAAAGCTTCTTTTGTGTCAGCAATATATCCTTGTGGTACTGCGATTATTTTGACATCCTTATATCCTAAACCATTTACGTGATTTTTCAAAATAGATATCTTTGTTCTAATTGCGAACGACACCTTTCTACCATTTTTAGTGGCATCAATATGATTAATACCCGCCTTTTTCTGATTACCAAATAAGAATATTAAACTACTAGCTAACCATATCGCAATACCGCCTTTGGCGCGAATTTCGGGTTGCCCAAATGGGTTATCCGGTAATTCCACCCATGGTTGATTTACCACAACTAAAGTATTATAATAAGGATAATCTTCTTTTTTAGATTTAGAAATTCTAGAATGTATCCCCATTCCTATTTTATCCGCAAGCACTCTTGAGTTGTGCATTGACCCACCTTTACCATCAAAAGTCATCTGACACGGAACTGACCCAATACTATCAAACAGAAACAATAAACTATAAGGAATGTCACCTTTTTCTTGAGCGTCAAGAATATCGTTAATAAAATCAGTCGCCTGTTCAATAACATCAAAACTATCATTAAAGATGAATTGACCATCCCACTCACCAATTTCATTTTTTTCAGCTTGTAACCCTAACTCAACTGAGTGCTCAAAACTCCACTTTTTTTCCGTTATAATAAACACCGGTAAATGTCCCCTTCTTTGTGCGTCAGCAGCCGCAAGTATCATTGCCGTAGTTTTAGATGTGTTAGAGTGACCTAAAAACATATTGATTCCCCCCATTACGGGTCCCGGTAATCCACATGCTCCCATAAATGCTTCACCACAATTATAAAAACTTTCTGGTTTATATTTTGTTTTAGTTGAGAATTTACCCTTGATTGATTCCAAAGATATTTCTTTCTTTTTAATTGCCATATTATCTATGTGTTTTGTTAAATGTTTTGTTAAAAAAGATCGTGGACATCAATGTATGTGTCCACGATCAATAAATTAGAATGGTAATTCCTCGTCAGGGGTGTCACCCGCTTGTGGGTCAACAACCGCAACCACTTCTTCTTGTGGTTTACCACCACCTAATGAGATTTCGGCAGCTTCACCATAAACATATTTTTTAAGTTCGGAACTCCACATTGGCGTTTCACCCACAGCTACAGCCTCTAAATATTCAACAGGTTTTTTAGCATAAACGTCATTCCATGTTAGTTCATCTTCTACCCATCCACTCATGATTTCTTTATCCTCATGTATCGGTGCTGGATCATCATACATAATAGTTTGAACAACCGTGTACTCTTTTCCTTGTGGTGTTTTTGCTTTGATTAATTCGATAATCAAATCACGCCCTTTTTCAGAATCAGTCAAATCACCTTTCGCTTTCCAAATAGGTAGAATCTTATCCAAGACACCCTCTTGTTTGTAATTGTGTTTGAATCTCCAAAACTTAACTCCGTCTTGCTCATTATCTCTATCCACAACTTTAACGATGTAAAATAAACGTGAACGATACTGACCCGCCAAATCTTTATCTTCTTTTTTACCCGTAGCGATTAGTTCATTATAAACCTCAGTAAGTGGTGATCTTTCGTTACCATTTTTTTCAGGGTCATACAACTTAAGCCATTGTCCGTTTACTTGGATTTCGTGGTACCATACTTCAACAAATGGTGATGAACCATCCTTTGTTGGTAAAATACGAACTCTTCGTTGTGCTGATTTTTCATTCTTTTGAAGGATAGCTGAAAAGTATCTTTTCATTCTGTCTTCTTGTGAAATTGTTTGTTTTTGTGAACTCGGTGTTGAGTTCTTCTCGTACTGTGCGAGTACCGCATCAATTGAATTTGCCATAGATTTGTTTTTTAAATTTTAACTCTTTTATCTATAACAATTATAAGTGATTTTTGTCCAATGTCAAATAAAAAAGGTGTCTTACGACATCTTCTTTTTATATTCTATTTTTTCTTTTTAACCTTTCATTTCTTTCGTTATATTGGTTAAACGTTTTTTTCATCTCATTAGGGGAGAAGTCCTCAACATCGTCCGACGTTAATATATATTCGTTTTTGCCCGTTTCCTCCATTTCCGGTTTTTTATCATCAAAGAAATCGGTTAACTTTTGACTGTATGGGTACGAATCTAACGATCTTAACATTAATTTTTCTTCAGGAGTTTTTTCTCTATACTTATCAAATTTAGTTTCTAGTGAATTAATCTTAGCCATGATATCGTCCATATGTACTAGTTTTGACTCCAAATCATCTAACTTAGTAAATATACCATCCATAAATTCGTCTTGCTTGGTTTTGATTTCTTGCTGAGCGGTAACTAAATCAGTGATATCTAACTCCTCAGATTCACCATCATCACCTTTTGTTTCTCCATCCGAATCCACTTCTTCAACATCTGGATCTGTGTCAACATCAACAGGTTCCGGTATTTCATCAGCTCCTGAATCTGCCGCTGGTGGTGCCGGAGCATCTGCTGGGGGAGCTCCTGCTGCCGCATCTGCCGGAGGTGCGGGTGGAAGTCCTAAGTCTCCTCCACCTTCTTCAGGTGGTGGTGGTGGGACTTCACCCTGTTCTTTAATGATATACGTGTTAATATCGTTAAAACGTTTTAATTCCTCTAATATCTTTCTTTCTAAATTCATTTTTATATTTTTAACCATTCAATAATGTTTTAACACCAGTAGGCGTTTCAACTCTTAACGTTCTATTTGTTTTAATTGTGTTGTCGACTCTTTCAATCAACCCATCCTTCATTCTAACCGTATAACAATCACCAGTATCTAAATCACAAACTTCTTTAAATCCGTTTTGTGTTTGTTTTTCAGTTACTCTAGTATCCTTGTTAAGGTAGTCGTCTAATAAATTTTTTACATTCATAACTTTATTTTATATATAAATATACCGATAGTGTGAAAAATTTAAATTATTACATAGGGAAATACCTTTGAGCCCCTTCAACTAACGTTTGGTAAAGTTCGTAGGCGTCTTTAGCCTGTTTGTTACCACTATTAACGTTATCTAAAACAAATGATCTTATTCCTTGCTCATCCAATGGATTTAGTCCGCCAACACCACTTAAATTGTCCCATGTAGTTATTATTAATTGGGTGATGGTTTTTTGTTCAATTTGCTCAGGAGTTAAACCCACGGCAGTATTTAAAATATTAAGGTTTGGTACCATTTTAGATATCTGATTATACCACCGATTCAAAACTTTAGCGGATTGGGATTTATTATCAAATGAAAAAATAGGTACTCCCGCAACTCCATCATCATAACAAAGTAATTTTTTAAATTCAGGACCATTACCAAAATAATTATTAATTGCGCTCACTTCAAATAAATTATTGTTAGGGACACTGATAACATCACTTTTTAATAAATTCATTGGTCTAGAAATTGCGATAGTAAATATTAACACCTTCATTGTTCTATCAAGAGTAACCGCACTATTAATTAAATTCTTTAAATCTACAAGTGTCATTTCGTCTCTAACCAATTTATCGTATGGTAATGTTTTATAGTTTTCATTAACCCTTAATTGACAATCTTC